ACTGCATCCCAAATACGCTTAGCCTGCTTTGGCGTGTACGCTCCGATCTGTTGAGCCATCTTAGCCCCTTGTATCGCAGAGCAACGATATCGAGTAGATCGCTGGAGTGACCGCCGTGGCCGTTGCTGCGTCGTTGCTAGCGATGCTCAAGCGGACTTCAATCAGGTCGCCAGGATCAACCCCGGTTGCGTTGATGGTGAAATCGTAGTTGGCCGCCGACAAACTATTCATCGAGATTGCCGAAGTCGTCACAAGCTCCGACCCAAGAGCCCCATCCGAGCCGACATAAGCCTCTGCGTCGATTGTGCAAGATACGTCGGCAACGGTCGTTTCCATCTTGGCTCGGATTCTTAGCTGGATAGTCTGGCCGTCCTCATAGTTCGACGGGATCGGAATAGCCAAATAGAGCCGCCTGGTCGTCGATCCTAGAGCCTTAACGTCACCAGCCGTAATTCTGATCGGATTGGTTCCCCAAGTGCCTGAGATGATTCCAAGATCATCGCTGGCCGGTGTCGCTGGCAAGTTGGTTTGCGTAGCATCCCATACCCGCGCCTGCGTCAACGGAATGACCGACTCAGCCAAGACCCGTTGAGCGATCTTGGTGTAGGCAATGTCGGCATTACCAGCGATCGTGTAATTAGTGATGACCTCGGGAGGAATAACCATCGTAATGTCTGGAATCGTTGTCATAGTAGTCCGAGTGCTCCGTAGGGAAGTGGATTGTAAATTTTGAACTCTAACCAGTGTGCTTGGACTTGCTGACCCTCTGTTTGAGGTATCTCGAAACCGTTCGCATCAAGCAAAACCGGACGGTTCGTAGGCTCGCCGCCCTTGAGGGCTCGAACAATGATATTTTTCTTTTGGCCTGGGTTTGCAGGATCGTCGATTTCAATCTTCTTATAGAAACCTTGATGCCTTGTTCGACGATACCATGCTTTTTCGTTCGTGGTTCTGTATGGATATCTGAATCGGATCTGTCCCGTCACTTCCCAATAGGCAAGTTGAGGCGTGACCACGTTGGATGCCGAAAGCTTCATCAGTTTGGCTGTCCCAGGTGGCCATCCTAAAAACGCATCGCTGTTGACCGATCGACGATACGCTGCTTGAACGTATGGATTAAACATCAGCATGTTCCGTTTGATCGTAACCGTCTGATCCGGTAGCAACGTCTTAACGCCCTCGATGGGCTCACCGTTGACCGTTTGGATCGGGTTGCCGTCCCAATCTTCGTCTATTTCTTCCTCAGTTTCAACATCGTCCCAATCTATTCGAGGTGGAGCGAAAAGCGGATTATCCTCATTCTCGCTTGGCCCTAGTTCGCCGGTGTAGTCGATGTTAAGTTGCCATAGGATCAAGCTTTGCCGGCTCAAAGAAAAGTTGTCGGCGAAAGCATACGGAAAATCTGCCGAGAATCGATCTCCCTCTAGGATGCCGGTCGATGAAAAACAATCAACCTCTTTAGCCTGTGGAGTCGTTAGGATCTGGAATGCTCGTTGAAGCTTGATCTGTCGCTTGCGGAAGTTATCCGATAGCGTCACCGACGAAACCGGCTTGCTCCACATTTCAGTCACTTCGATGATGTTGCTCACGAAACAAACTCCAGTTGCAGATTGTTCTCAGCACCTTGTTTCGGCATCGCTTTGATTGCTTCGGTTACTTGGTCAAGTTTTTCGACCGTCTTGAGTGTATTGGATGCAATATCCTTTTGGATGTCCTCAGATGCACCGCGCATCACAAGCCGTTGCTCAACTGCCATCAACTGAGGCTTTTCGGAAAGCTTCTTGGCTAGTTCGCTTTGCTTCTTTTGCTTGTCCAATGCGGATTGCTCTGCTGCGATCCTAGCTGCTGCATCTTCCGACAGTCCCTCTTGAACGAGCCTAAATCGATTCGCAGCTTCTTCGCCTTGCGTCAATAGGATCCGCTGTTCTTCTAGTCTCTGGGTCTCGCTAGCTTGCAAGTCTGCAACCCGCTTGAGCCTTGCTTGTTCCTCGTCGTCGGCTCGCTTTTTGTCGTCGGCGTTCTTCTTGGCGATGTCCGCTGCACGCTCGGCTAAGATGATTCGCTCTGCGTCGATGCCAACGATTCCCTCGTCGGCAAGTTGAGCCTCCCTTGATGCCTCGATCCCCTTGGTCAATTCGATGTATTGAAAGTTGGCTTTCTTCAGTTGGTTCAACGCAGAGTCTTTAATCTGCTTGGCTTTTGCCGCTGCTTCGTCCTCTGCTTTTTGCCTATCCTTGATCGCCTGAATTTCCAACGATCTTGGCCCGAACAACTCGCCCATCTTTTGCTTTTGTTTCTCAAGATTGTTGATGATTTCAACCTGAGAATTCGCCTCTATCTGCAATTGATTGATCGCGTCGGTGTTACCTCCAAACGGATCGAACTGAGACTTGAGTTTATCGATCTGCGTTAGCCTTGAGTGCATACCATCGTATGCTTTATTGAGCTCCTTTTGGATGCCCTGGAAAGCATCATAAGCCGCTTGCTGCTTTGCCTTTGGATCTCGAACCAGCGAAATATCTTCGAGCGTTTCGCCGAACTTCTTGTTGGAAAGCTCGTTTAGTGCTGACGTAAACCTGTCCGCATCCTCAGTTGCTTCCGTAAGTGCGTCCTTGACCTCCTCGACTCCGAAAATCATTTCGCCGATCGACTTGCCGAGTTGAAACGACATGACTCCAACGAGAGCCGCGATACCAGCTTTAAACAGATTAGCACCGGCCCCGCCTAGCTTCTGCACCTCGGCAAACTGACCGACCTTCTCTGTGATAGCTGCGACCTGTTGAGCCGCTGACGCAAGCTGACCGCCGCCAAGTTGACCAGCGAGAATACCGATGAACTCGGTTGAGGCTTTAGCCTTTTGGCCGGTCTCCTTTATACCCTTAACGGAAGCCTCGATGTTTTTGGCTGCGCTCATCGCCTGTGCGGATGCTTTATCCTCCGCCGCTATAACGATCTTGACCGCATCGCCTGCCATCTAGTTTCGCTCCGCTTTTGCTCGTTGTTCTTCGTTCTTAAACCGTCTTGCCGCCTCAAGAAAACTAACCGCCTGATCCAAAGCCCCGCCCGCTACAGGTGGCAAGCCCTCGTCGAACAAGTCAACCAGCTCGACAAACTGCCCGAGACCATCGCAATATCGATTCGGACAACCTTCAACGCGAAAGATACCTTGATCGCATTGATCGCATCCGCCACCGTTGCAAGCTGTGCATTCGATCTCGATCGGTTCATGGCTCGTCCCTTTGTCCTTGCATTCTTTGTCGCTGCAATGCCGACAGAGCAATCCCTGCCGTATCAATGCCGCGACTCTCAGTCTTTTTTTTCGCTGTCGTCCATCCGCTGATTGTAGGCACACAACGAAAGCAACTCTCTAGCTTCGCTAAACGTCAACAGCTCATCGAGAGCATCGACGCTAAAAGGTTGACCAATGTTTGACCAGCCACAAACAACCCGCTTTAGTTGCTCGATGGTTGCGTCGAATATCTCGTCAACAGTCACGCCATCCCTATGGATGATGTCGATGACATCAAGTAGCTTGCGTTGATGCCGCATCGATTGAGACTTGACGAGAAACACTGGACGCGATTCGATTGGCTTGTCCTTGTCAGATGCAAGCACCACCGAAAAGCTTTGATCTGGCTCCAAGAAAATTGGCACGTTACCTCCGATGCCTATTAAGTTGCTGCTGTAAAGGTGATCGAGCATTCCTCATCGACGGATGAGCCGTTTCGATTTCCTTGCCACTCGATTTCGTCAGTAACCATGTTTTCTCGATCTGCTTCGGTCAAGCCGACGATCTGAGCCTTTGGGCAAGCGATCGTTATCTTGCTGTTGGTAGGCCCGTCAAGATCCCAAGTCAGAGCGTGCTCGCTCATGTCGAGCATCTTGGCGTAAACCGGGTTGGTAGCAACAAGCTTGGCCTCAGGGTTCCCCGTGACCTTGATGAGCCTGTTGGTAATCAATCCGCACTTGAGCCCCGCGACATTGCTGGAATCTTCGCGAAGCATCATCGTATTGCCGCTATCGAGCGTCATGTTCTCAACTGCAAGATCAACGCTGTTCCATGTCGTCGTCGATGATGCGAACCGCAATGGGCTCGCTGTCGGATAGGTTGGCACTAGGATTGCCGTATCAGTCGGCGATTCCCAAACACCCATGAAATCGAATTCAAGGAAAGCCGCTCTCCCGGTTGGGCAATTGATCTTGAACGTCCCGACGCATCCACGCAAAAGCTTACGCACTCCGTCGATATAGACGGCCATCGTAAGGGTCTTTACGTTCGTCCCTGGGGCTTCCGTCCGAGGGGTGAACACTTGACCCGATTTGACCCAACCGCAAGCAGGCAGAAATGTATCGGCCCATGATGGCTCGGTTGCGGTACCATCCCAAGACGCATCATGCTTGAAAGTCAATCGGCCCTTGTAGTTACCTGGAACCGAAGCACGCATCCCAAAGGATGCTTGACCCTCTCTGGCCTCAAGTTCCGTTTCGCTCTGGATCATGATGTCGTAGCAATTGAAAGCCGCTTCGGATGCTGTTAAAGCTTCCGCTGTTCCCGGTGTAGTCTCGATCTTAGCTGCCAATACTCGCTTGCGTTTCAGTAGAGTCATTTGCCTAGCTCCCTTGATGCTCTTAGTTTGATCTGTCCACTGGCCGCAAGAATGATTTCTCTAAGCCGCCTATTGATTTCAATTGGGAGTCGCTCCCTTGCTGTATCCGCTGCAATCGTCCCGATGTTGCCTTCGCGAAAGTAGTCACCCGGTCGCTTGCCAAGAACCCGAACAAGCTTTCTAGCACCTTCGCTAGCTGGCCGGTAGACATCTCCACGCCATCGCGATTGGATAAAGCCATCGGAGATTACAGTCCACCCGCCGCCCATGTGCGTCTTGTATTGAACACCGAGACTCTGCCTCTTGCCCCGTCGCTTCTTGCTGTAGGACTTGGCTTCATTTATCCGAACCGGGAAGTGATGACCTTCCCAAAGCCCGATTGTTACGCCTGCATTACCAGGCTCTGCTTTGTTCTTTTGCTTGATCGTTTTCTTGAGCGTTGCTGCTTTGTTGATCGGTTTGGCTACGCCCTTGTTCTCACTCGACAGCTTGAGATTGACTAGCGGATTGAGTGCCTTGGCCGCTTGCACTCGGACAGTCTTTGCAGTCCGATTAACCGCTGTAGCCAAGTGCCTTGGTAAGTGATCGCCAAACGCACCAAGGTTGCTTTTCATTTGCCGGATTGAGGCTTCGTCAACTGTGATTTTTAGCATCAGTTCCGAAGCTCCGTCGGGTCATCTTCCGAGACCCTGAAAGTAATTTGCAAAGGGACAGTCAATCCGTCGATCCCGCCATCCGCCGCAATGAATTGTACACTTCCAAACACCGCATCGATAGCGTTACCTCCGAAAGTATGCCAAGTCGATGAACCGCTTGCAATCGCCTTTACAACGTCGGCATGGAAAGCATTTAGCATTTCGTCGATAGCTTCCTGCCCTCGCTCGTCTTGCATAACGTGACAATGGATATTAAAGGTTTGCCGATAGGCATTAGCAGGCGGACTGCCTGGCCTATCTAACTCGCCGACTCGATCCAATGGCCCTTGCGTCAAGACGATCTGGTTATGCCTTGGCGTAAAGTCTGCGAACCGTTTTGGACGCTGCACCTCGCTGATATCCGTTGAGTACGAACCGCTGCCGATCATCGCATCGAGACGCGACTTGAGAGCGAGAGCGATCGTTTCAACAACTGCTAACGGCATTCGAGAATCAACATCCCTTCATCGTGGCTTGTCAGTCTTAGGATCGAGTGCCTTTTAACAGGTTGACCGACTCGATCCGCAAATTCTAGTTCGTCGCCGCCTAGATTCAACTCGTCGCTTGCGATGCCTTCAGCCTCATCATTGGCAACGTGTATCTCGAAAACGGGATATACAACGTCACCATCTTCGGGAAGGATACCAAGAGCCTCGCGCACCACCACCGCGTTGATCTTGCGAGACCGACCGTTCCGCTTGTAGTAAACGACCGGCTCTGCAAAATCATCGGGGTTTGCAAAGACCTTCTTGGCATCCTCTTTGATGAGATCGTGTAGGCTCATCGGCTACTGACGCTTGCCGTCGATTTCGATGTAGTCCAACTCGAAAACGTCGGCGTTTGTATTCGCCGCTTTTTGGAGTTGAACGATCGGCTGAAGACCCGCCGAGTAGCCAGACATATCGAAGGTTGTATCTTTCGCCACTCGCGCTCCGTCGATGTAGAACTTAACGTCCTGCTTGCCGCCAGTGAAGTCGATAACGAATTCCTTGTAGGTCGTCCCAAGGGTAACGCCCGTCGAAACGTCGTTATTGTCTCGTACCGCATCATCGGTCT